ATAACTTCTCTAGAACTTTCATCATAGTATCTATTCATAATTGATCTTAAATTATTGATATTTAGAACTGGTGGTGCTTTTACATTTTCTATACTTAAATTAGTATCATTATCTTTAAATATATATTTTTTAACATACCCCTCTCTCATAGCCTTAGATCTTTCAACTGCTCTTAGCTGACTCAATGCAGCTTTATAAGTTTTATGTGGTTTTTTAGAAAGTGCTTTTCTCCTTTTTTCTCCTTTTTTAGGTTTCTTAGGATACACCTTCCATCCTCCTTTAACTTTTCTTATTTCTTCATCGATTATTTTTGTAAATTCATCTTCTGTTATATACATAAAAAAATCCTTTTAGCAATAATTATCTACTACTAAAAGGATTATCATATATTTAGAAGCTATTTGTTAGCCACATTTACTAGATCCGCAAGATTTACAAGATACGCACCCTTCTTGATAAACTAAAGAATCCTCAGTTCCACATTCAATACAAACATTATCACTAGCTTTTGTACCATCTAAGATATAATTTTTAAGACATCTAGCTATTACTTTAGAAAAACTAAACAAATCTGCTTCTTTATCTTTCTGCATTTGTTCTACCAAGAATTGTACAGGAACTCCATGACGCAAGGATGTTGAAATAACTCTAGTATAACCGGCATGATTAGGATTATTAAAAATACTCACAACATCTTTAATTGACATTGCATCATCACCTTCGCCTACAGTTAAATCATATTTACTATTAGCAGTTTTAAAGATTCTTTTAAGTAGAGTTCCTCGTTTATATTTTCGAGGTATTTCTATTTGATCAGCTTCTCCTCCAATAACTTCATAAGGTTTACCATCAAGAAGTCCTATTAGAACAACCCACTTTTGACCTTTAACTGATGTATGATGTATGTCGCATTCCAAAACTTCAGGTCTCTTCGGAGCATGTCTTTCAGTAAATCCTGTTGTCTCTTCTTTCTTTGCATCAGAAGATATTAAAACACCAGATCTAGATCCATCACGATATACTGTTACACCCTTACAACCTAATTCCCAACCCATCATATAGATATCTTTCACTGTTTCTACATCAATATCGTTTGGTAAGTTTGTGGTATTAGATATAGCGTGACAAATCCATTTTTGTGCTGCAGCTTGTAATTTAACTTTAGCTCTCCAGTCAATCTCGTTGGCTGTTGCGCCATAGTACGGAGAATCATTAACAACCATATCTAGATTGTCTTCTCCCCAAAACCCTGACCAATCCATGTACTCTTTAAATTTATGATGGTATACATTAAATTCTGTCCACTTATCGCCTACATCATCAACAAACATTACTTCTTCATCACCTTGTACTTTTTTACGTCTTGTATAATAAAGCATAAATGCCGGCTCAATACCAGATGTTGTTTGTGTTAGACAAGAAACAGAACCAGCAGGAGCCGTCGTTGTGTTTGCAATATTTCTACGTCCGTATCGTCTATAGTCTTCTTGTGCTTCAGGTGTAAGACTAGAAATAACTCTATCTAAAAACTCATGACCTTTTTCTTTATCAATATCAAAGATAGGAAATGATCCACGTTCTTTTGCTAGTTGAATGGACTCCTCATATGATGCTAATGATAACCACTTATATATTTCTTCTGTAGTCTTAATACTTTCTTCTGAACCGTATCTTTGACCTAACATTGCAATTGCATCACCTAATCCCGTTATACCTAAACCAGTTCTACGTCCTGCGACTGCAACATTTTTAATTGTCTGCCATAAGTTTCTTTCTGGTGCTTTTGTGATTTCATGCTCAGGATCTGCATCGATCTTTGCTAGAATCTTATCAATTTGTTCTATTTCTAGATCGATCATATCATCCATTAAACGTTGTGCTTTTCGTGATACTTCTCTAAATTTACCCCAGTCAAACTCAGCATCTGGTTTCCATGCATTTTTTACAAAATTTGTGAGATTAACCAGCATTAGACGACATGAATCATAGGGTGAAAGAATAATTTCACCACATGGATTTGTTGATACACTGCCAAACCCTACATCTGTGTAAGCATCAGAAGGAGTCATCCTTGTTGCTGTATCCCAAAACAATACACCAGGTTCTGCAGAGGCATGTGCACCTTCAATCAATACATCCCAAATTTCTCTGGCATCAACATGATCGTGAACTTCAGGTGTCTCTGAATCTACAGGCCATCTTTGTGTGTATTCTGTTCCTGCTTTAACAGCTTTCATAAATTCATCTGTTACTCTAACAGAAATATTTGCACCTGTAACTCTTGTAAGATCACGCTTAATTTTTATAAAATCCATTACTTGAGGATGATGCACTGAAATAGAAAGCATTAATGCACCACGTCTTCCACCTTGTGCAACTTCACGACAAGAATTAGAAAAGCGATCCAAAAATACTTCAATACCGTCAGTTGTTTTTGCAGCATTTGAAGTAAACATACCTTTTGGACGAATTGTAGAAACGTCAAAACCTACACCTCCTCGTCTTTTCATTATTTGAACTTGTTCCTGATCTGTTTTTAAAATACCTCCATAGCTATCTTCAGGCGCTTCAATGACAAAGCAGTTTGATAGTGACTGTATTTTTGATTCATTTCCAATTCCACTCATCGGAGAACCTTGTGGAACTACAAACCGAAAACCTTGAAATAAACCATAAATCTCTGCAAAGCTCATTGGATTTTCGTATTTTTGTTCGATGCGAGCAAATTCTTTTGCTAGCCTTTTGTGCATATCATCTGGTGTAAGCTCCAGATAATTTCCTTTATCATCTTGCAAAGCGTATTTATTGACAAATACACTTGTAGCTAACTCGTCTCCTCCAAAATATTCTAGTGTTTTTTCGTGTGTTTCATTGTAATCGTACATTCTCATTCTCCCGTTATTTCTTTCCATTTTGATTTTAATAATGATCTCGTGTTTTTGTTTGAAGATTGTACAGCGTCAGCAATAGAAAGTTCACCTAAATCTTCAACTACTCTTATATCAGACTTTGATGTATCTATCTTAACGGGGAAAAGTAATCCATCTCTTCCAGCGCGATTTTTTGCTACAAACAGTCTAGCCAAACCTGTACTTTTTTCTGTTTCCTTTCTCGAAAGCGTCAAAACAACATCAGCAACTTGTGCTTTACCATAACTTTCACCCATATTCGTTAAACCCACCACATCTTTTTCTGAGCCTTCTTTGTTTGATTGCGAAGCTGTCCATATTGGTACATTTATTTCCCCTGCTAGATTTCTCAACTCTTCGTATATTAATTTTAGCTCATGTCTAAGTGAGTCATACTGACGAGTAGAACGCATAATATCAGCGTAGTCTATCATAATGACACTTGGAGTAAAACCCTTCATAGATAACTTTTCGATATGATTTCTAATTGTCATAACAGAAGCTGATCCTGTAGGGTATTCTTTAATTATCATTCGACCGAACTCACTTTCCTCATATTTTTGTTTAATTTTTTGTTTATTAGCTATCACTTCATTAGATGGAATATTGCAAAGATGCGAATCATATCTTATACCAACTGCTGATTCACTTAATTCAAATGTATAATGTAAAACATTTTTACCTATTTTAATAGCTTCGGCACCTAGGTGGACTAGAAAGTGAGATTTACCTACACCAGTTGGTGCAACAATGACGCCTATTTCTCCTCTAGCTAGCCCACCATTTAATATTTCTTTTTTATCTAAATGAGCGATACCAGTTGGACATGTCACACGAGATATTTTTTGAAAACGGGCTTCAAAATCTTCAAAAAAATCATGTCCAACTGTATCGCTATTACCTAAACTTATTGCCTCTTTCATTATACTAATAATTGGATCATAAGTTTCGGATGCTACTAAAGTTACTGCTTCTTCCAATGCAGCTTTAATAGCTTGTTTTTTGCAAAAATCTAAAGACTTTTCTTTAACATAATCTAAGTCACCTGGGTTAGGATTTAATTTAGCTCTTTGCAAATATTCAATAATTTGATCACGTAAAATAATGTCATTACCTTCACGTAATTCATCTTTAATCATTGTTACAAGAAGAGACATTGTAGGAAATGTCTTGTATTTATCATGATATTCAAAGTATCTCATGCATAGATATTTTAGGTATCTTAACTCAAAGTATTCGTGAGTCATAACCTCGTGCATTTGTCCTGCCCATCTATGATCATTCAAAAGACACTGAAATATCTTTTCTTGAAAATCTTTACCGTATTGTGAAAAATAAGAGTTTGTATTCATAAGTCTCGCGTTCAATTTTTACCTCATTAGAGATTGTAGTGATAGATATAGCCCGTCAATATTTAAGGAATTAATCCCTAATTTCATAAAATATCTTAACATGCCAAGCTTATCTTTTACACCCATATCACTCTCAAAAATTGTATTAATTTTATTGATATGATCTAAGCTTAAATTACTTGTATCCAATCTTACTAATCTCCAATTTCTTCTTATTAATGTCTCACCAAAAACTAATCTTTCAGTTGACTTTGAATTCTTTTGACTATGTATTTCTTTTGCCTTGTTAAAGAATTCATCTAATGTTAATTCGTGTGACGACGTTGTTTCTGGGATTAACTTTGCAATGGTTTTATATGATAAACCTTTTACACCAGGAATGTTGTCAGATTGATCTCCTGCAATGCTTTTAACTAAACAAAAATTTTCAGCTGATACTTTATATCTTTCCTTTACTTTATTTTTATTTACAAAACCTTTAAGGGTAGGTGAATAAATTAAAGTATTTTTATTTAGTAATTGATAATAATCATGATCTGATGAAACAATTACTTTTCTTCTATCTTTAAAAGTATATCGGCACATATAACCAATTGCATCATCTGCTTCACAACCTTCAACATAAATTTGTCTAACAGGTGTAAAACGTAATGCTTTGACAATAACACTAATTTGATTTGTTTGATTTGATAATGAATCAGGTATATCGTCGTAATATCGATTAAGTCTTTTAGGTTTTTTAGATTTTTTATATTCTTTATATAAAGATCTTTTTTTTGCTGACCCCTGACCTTCCCAAACAACATATATCTCTGATGGTCCTATTTTTTCACTTAAGCGTCTAACACCTGTTAAAAAACCCACTATACCACCCACCTGTTCGCCATTTTTTGACATGGCAGGGTGAGCAGCATAGTGGCGCATAAACAAGTTCAGACCATCAATAATTATAACCGGTCTATCACTCATCTTTACTCCTCAAATAAACTTTCATCCAATTCTGCTGCAAGAGACTTTATCTCTTCATATGATTCTGTATCAATATCAATCGATTCAGGATCACCCATTACTTTAACCATTGCTTTTTCTAAAAGTGCATCAATGTAAGGCTCATACTCTTTATCGTTAATCAATTCATTAAAATTAGATTTTCTAAATTTCTTTTCAATAATAACTTCACCTGTTCTTGTATCAGTTACACTTAATAGTTTCCACTGACCTCCTCCACCAACTTCAACAAGGTAATGATCTAAAACAGTATCTTCACCATGTTTTCTTAAAACATCAAAAATCTCTTCATGCTCTTTTATACCTTTACCGAAATGTATTTGAAAATTTATCGATCTAAAAGGTGGAGAAACTTTATTTTTTACCGTTTTTGCGGAAACATTAATTCCCACAATGTCTTCACCGTCTTTGATTTGTTGTCCTGCTCCCAGCTTGACTCGTATAGATGAGTGAAAAGGTATTGCCTTACCACCGGGTGTTGTAGTAGGATCCCCATACATAACTCCTATTTTTGTTCGTATCTGATTAAGAATAACAAAGAGACTATTGGTTTGACCAATTATTCCTGTAATTTTTCTCATCCCTTTTGATATGGCTCGGGCTTGCAAACCAATAGTCTCTTTGTCGTAGTCGCCTAGCAATTCTGCTTTGGGGGAAGAAGCGGCTACTGAGTCCCAGATTATAGTAAGCGGGACATCTTTGTTTAATGCTTTTGCCTTTAAAATTGTAGACTCAGCAATAGATAACACTTCTTCTGTACAATGTGTATCTACATAAACAAATCTTTTACTTACATCAACACCTAACATGTGTAAATTTTCAACTGATGTTGCGTTTTCTGTATCTATATAAACAACAATTCCTCCCATTTGTTGCGTACTTCTTGCTATCTGTGTAGCAATATGAGACTTACCTATTGAGGGTGGTCCAAATAATTCAACTATTCTACCCTCTGGAAAACCTCCGTTTTTTCTATTAGAACATATATAATCAAATAATTTAGAACCAGTACTAATCCAACGCTTTACAACAGTTGGAGCCTCATCCTCTGCTAAATTATAAGCTACACGTGATCCATGATCTTTGTTTAATGATTTGATCAAGTCAGATGTAAAATCATCTTGTGATTCTTCAATTTTTTGTTTTTTCTTTGCCATATCAACTCCTTATATTAGAGTATCATAACAAATATATTTTTAATTTACAAAAATATTAAATTACTGATCCAAAATTTGGTTTATTTGTTTTAGTAGCACCAGCTTTTGTAGCTTGTTTCGGTGCCTTAGGCTTTCCTGCAGTTCCATCCTTTCTTGTCTTAATTGTTGATGGTGTAATGTTTTGTGCTTTTTGCTTTTCTATCTTTGCTTTATATATATCTGACGCTGTTCTTTCATCTGTAAATTTTCTTCCTGCTGTCATAGAACCAGAAACTAGTTGACTTACTGTTTTCCAAAAATTAAGTGTAACTGGTTGTAATACTTTTAAATCTCTTCCAAAAGATTTTAAAACTGCTTCTATTCCTATGTTAACTGCTCCTACTCCTGTTGCTCCACTACGTGTACTTGCTCTAATAAATTCAGTTTTAAATTTGTCAAATGATCTAATTAACCCACCTGAATCTTCAACGATTACTTTCCATAAATTTTTACTTACCCATTCTCTTACAGTTGATGATTGTGCGCCTTCAACAGCAAGATTTCCAAAAGCCTCTACCATTTCTTTATAAACCGGTCCTGATGATATTCCTTCCATAACTGCCTTGTAATATGTATTAGCTATTTCTGGGCCTTGCTTTTCTGCTATCTCTTTCATAATCGATTGCATACCTTCAGCAAATGCTACTTCTGTTCCAGATAAGCTTCCCATTAATCCTGGATATTTCAATATTAATTTATCAGATACAATCGTTATTTCAGGCGCTATAAATGATGATGATCCTGAAGTTAAACCTCCTAAAGGTAATGATGTAAGCTTTGAAGCCAAAGAAGATGTCATATCAGCTGCTACATCTGTTGCTCCTTTGCTTAGAGTAGCCTCTAAAGCAACAATACCTTTTGCCATTTGTTTTTGGACAACTTCTGCACCAACTTTACCTAATGCTTCGCCACCTGCTCCAACTATTTCTTTCTCTAATGCAATCAATCCATCTTTTGTCAATGTTGGCAAATAATTTTCTAATATACCCCCAGACTTTGATAAAACATTTAACTCTTTAACTGCTTCTAAAACTGCTTTATTTTTAGCTACTATATCTGTTGCTTTAGATGCTGTAGATGCACTATTGATTGCTTTTCCTAAAACCTCAGCAGAATCAACAGCTTCTTTCATTATTGTACCATTAATTTCACTAAGCATTATTTCTAATTTTGTCACCAAAGCTGGATTTGCTTGTTTAAACGTTTCATTTTTTAAAATAGGTCCTAAAATACCTTCTAATTTTTGTGCTGCTGCTGCACCGCCTTTTACTACTTCAGTCAATGCTTTAGATCCTTTAGATAACATTACTTCGTTTTTTGCAAGGAATTGTCCTATTTCTTTTAAACTATCCATACCTATTTTTTCACCAACTGCTTTTAAGCCTGTTCCAGCTGCTTTAGCACTAACATCTTTAAGCATTGAGAAAGGTTTAATCAGTCCTTTAAAAAACCCTCCCAAGAATTTAATGAATAGTTTTCCTGCAGCTGCTATAGCATCTGAAACAAAAGGTATTGCTGCTTGTTCTAAAGAGAAAAGCATATTAAGAATATTAAAAAATGTATTTAGTTTGTTGCCTTCTTCATATTCTTTATACGCATAATAAGCGTAATAAGCTGCTCCTCCCCCAGCTAACATTTTTGCAATGGCTTCAGCAACAACTGGACCAGCACCAGTAGGTGTTGCTAATGCCCCTAGACCTCTTGCAACTGTAGGAGCTAAAGCAAAAAAA